GAAAAAGGAATCTAAGAAAACCACAATGACAGGTAAACCGATGTCGGATATTGAAATCAATCCGAAATCAGAGGAAAAGTAAATGCGAACTCTTGTCGAACTGACAAAGATAACAGAAGAGGAACTACCACCAATCTATTGTGACATGGATCAAGTTATATGTGACTTTATTGGTGGGTATGAAAAACTCACTGGTTTAGATTTTGCCAAGTCTGACAAGGATGAGCGGTGGGAAGCTATCACAGGTAAAAAAGATTTCTGGGCAACACTTGATTGGATGCCTGGTTCTGACAGAATGTGGAAGTTGATTAACAAATATAATGCAAACATTTTGTCTGCATATTCAAATAGAGATGCAAACAGTAGGACGGGCAAGAAGAAATGGTTGTCCAAGAATGCAAAACCTACTGGTAGAGTGCATCTTGTTATGAGAGCAGATAAACAGAAATATGCCACAACTGGTGGTAAACCTAACATTTTGATTGATGATTATATCAAAAATATCAAAGAGTGGGAGAACGCTGGTGGTATTGGGATTCATCATCTGAGTCCAACACAAACCATTGCTCAATTGAAGAGATATGGATTTAGATAAATAGAAGAGATAAACTCTTAAACAAGGAGAAAGACTATGGCCCTATGGGGAAACACAGATGCAGATGAAGCCAAACCTAAGTTCTTCACTGCGGCACAAAAGAAAGATGTTTTTGCAACATCAAGAGGTTGGGTTCAACTAAACGGCAAAGGACTTGAAGAAGTCATTTGTGCAATTGGTGGACTTGCAACTTCAATTGCTGGTGCTGACATCAACTCATCAGAGTTTGTTACTACATCATTTGACGTAAGTGCTGGTGGTAACATTGATGTTAGACTCGTATTTAACGAGAAAATTACTGTTGTAACAACTGGTGGTACACCAACAATTACTGTTACTAACTCGCAAGCAGGAGGCGGTTCTGCCGCTACATTGTCTGCAGCATATCAGTCTGGTTCTGGTACAAACAAACTTGTATTCAGACATACAATTGGTGCTGCCGGATCAACTGTTTCTGCTGATGACGTATTGTCAATTGCTGGACAGAACATTGCATTGAATAGTGGAACAATCAAGGATACTGGTACAACAGTTAACTCTGGTGTTGCAGTTCCTGCTGGTACTGCCACTATCACAGCGGTTGCATAAGTAGTATAAACAACGGAGTATATAATGGCAAAGAATGATAAGACACTTGGTGTCAATGATATTGATAAGAAAAAAAAGGAACTGGAATCTGACTTGGAGAAAATCCATAGTCAGATTCAGAACCTTGACAAAATGAGGGTGCAGTTGACAGCACAGGGTAACGCCATTAATGGTGCAATCCAACAGTGTGATTTGTTTCTGTTCCAATTAGGTGAGTCGAATCCCGACAGTAGCATTCCTTCACAAGAGACAAACCCAGCAATCAATGCTGTAATGTCTTGAAGGTTTTAACAATTTAGGAGAAAACAAATGGCAGATAAAAAAATTACTGCACTTACAGACTTGGGTAACGCAATTGCATCAGAAGATCTTCTTCATGTGATTGATGATCCATCAGGCAACCCTGTAAACAAAAAGATTTCGGTTGCAAACTTTTTTAATAACATCCCTACATACATTGCTTTGGATGACACTGTTCACTTGTGTGATACAGTATCAGAAGTGATTGATGTAACTAAATCTATTACACACATTAACACAACTGCTGGCGCTCACGCTGGTACGATGGCAGATGGAACTAATGGACAAATCAAAATCCTCACAATGATTGTGAAGGGTGGTTCTAACAATTCAGTTGTAACTCCTACTAATCTTACAGGTGGAACTACAATTACCTTTGATGCCGTTGGTGACACAGCAACTTGTCTATTCACTAACAATAGTTGGGTGGTTCTTGCACTTAACGGTGCAGTAGTAGCATAAGGAGATAAACTATGACAGTACGAATGGGTGCTAACGGTATGCCAATGCCGGAAAAAGTAGAAGAAAAGAAAGAGGAAGTACTTCAAGAAATTCTAGAAGTAAATCCCAATAAGAAAAAGAAAAAAGCAGATACCGATGAATTATCATCTGAGTGGGATGCTGAAGAGGTAGAAACCGATGAAGAATTTTAATCAATATATTGCTGAGAAAGCAACAGACGCTGGTTATCCAGTTGATGGTTCTGACTTCACTAACGATCTTGCCAGACCAGAAACCGTTGCAAGAATTAATGCATTCCTTGGTTCAATGGGTAAAATGGAATATCTTGTTCCAGAACACGCAATGAATAAGATGCAAGAGAAACTTGCAAGACTTGGTATTCAGTTCGATATGCCTGACTTGTCAGAAGATGGCGGCGAAGTATCTGTACCAATTACAGTATTTGGCGGTAGAGCAGGCGAAGATGATAATGGTGAAAAACTTGATGACGATGGTATCTCGCATAAGGTTGAAGGCGGAATATCCCTTAAAATTATGCATGAGAAAACAGCAGCGGGAACTCATTTTATTAGTGCAAAACTCGTTTAACGGCGGGGCATTATGTTTGAGAAACTAAGTAATGATAATATCACGATGTTTGCAATCAAACATTATGATAATCCACAGTGTGAAGGTGAATTGGAGTTCCATGATGACATGAAGCGCTTTAAGTATATAAAGCGTTTGTTGAGAAAGTATCAAGATTCTGGTGAATTAAAGGAACGATTGATACTGAATCATATGACAGTCATTCATAATTTGTTTGGAGCAGATGCTGGTTCAACACTACTATTGTTCAAGATTGAACCAGAGTTTTGGGGCATACTGAAAACCTTTATGGTTTTTCTGAATATGTTACCAGAAGGCGAACTAACAGAAGTCATTGAGGACGAAAAAATAAAAGAGGTATTAGAGAAACTATAATGGGTAGAGCGATAGATTTATTTGTAACGTACCGTTTCATTAGACTGCTTACAACTACTTTTACAGATAGTGATGCTTACAAGATGGGCATCATTGATGAAAAGGGTAGACGCACAGATATGAAACTGGTTACAAAAAAAGAAAAAAATGCGTATACGGTTTTGCACAAACTGGTATTTAACATCAAAAAGATTTTTGAGAAAGTGCCTGGGTTGAGATCAAAACTTGGTACATATGCTGCTGCTCTATTTCTTCTCAAAGATACCTTCAAGGAACACATTGAAGACCCACATATGTTTGAAAAAGAGTTCCTAAAATATCTCAAAGAAAATAACATTGAACTTGATGACAGCATCACAGAGGAAGTAACTCTGGACGATGGTAAACTGTCAAAGGGTATCTATGTTCTAACACAGGATGTTGTTACAACAGAAGAAGATGACGATGAGATAAGTGCCGTAGAAGGCGATGAAGTAGAAGTTTTTGAGGATACTCCACCAACAGATACTATTCTTGGTGTAGATGTATTCTCTGTAATACACAAGAATACAAAGCAGAAGATATTTGTTTCTGCTGAAGATATTAAGGAATTAGATATAGGGGATCTATTATGAGTCTAAAATTCGATGACATTATGAAGAGATTTTATTCTGACCCTAAACTGGGCATTCAGACAGAGGACGTACCTACTAACAACGCAAGTAGTGGTGCTGTCGATTTGTCACCAGATGCACAGATGAAGAAAAAGAAGAAAAATCCTTATGATGGCAGAACTAAGGAAGCACGACAATTTTACAAACGTATGGCAGAACGCAGAGCAAAGAGAGAAGCAATGAAATCAAAACTCGCACAGAAAGTTCAAGAGAATACTTTGGAACGTGCATCACACCTTTCAGAAGATAATGTAGATGTTATCAAAGATATTGTAAAGAACAAACAAAACAAGAATGTTAAATTCAAAGATGGTAGCATGAAAGTTGATTTGTTTACTGCATCTGCTGTATCACAGGTTTTTGACATGGTTAATAAATCTAACCAAGAGAAGATGAGGAAACTTATCAACGGTAAGAAGGCAGAGTTTATGAAGATTTCTGACTTTGCGTTGTCAAAAATAAAGTAATGAAAACCTTCAAAGAATATTCCAGAGGTTATGCTCTTGGTACATACCAAGGTATTGCAGACTTAAACGCAGCGGTAGGAGACAGTCCTATATCTAAGGCAGACTTAGATGGCGTTGAGAAGTATGCAGACAGACTATATAAATCTAGGGGGATAGATGTTGAGTTTACTCGACATTTCCTAGACAGGGTGAACGATGCAAGAAACAAGAAACAAATTACTGTGGCAGAACTTATTCGATTGTTTAAGCAGTCTTTTAAGAAGTACGGTAAGAAAATTGCCCAGTTGGGCCCAGATGCCGAAGCAGTCTTAAATGATATGCAGACGGACATCAATATGCCGTTTGCTCTAAAATGGGATGGTAAAGAGTTGGATTTAATTGCAAAGACTGTAATGAGAAAACCTAACTTTGCAACCTCTAACCAGAAACTATCCTTTTGATAAAGGAGAACATGAATGCCGCCTCGTAATCACAAACAGTGGTTATCTAAACCACCAGTAGAATACATTTCTAGTGAATGTTATAATAACAACGACATCTTCAAAATGGAACAAGAAGAAATATTCAGTAAAGTCTGGATACCAATGTGCCACATCAGTGAGATGTACGAAAAAGGTCATTTTAGAACAACACAAATAGCAGGACAAAATGTTATTGCATATAATACAGGGGAACTTGGTACGAGAGCATTTCTCAATCATGGGCCTCAGTTACCATCTGGTAAATTATTTCCTAGTGATGAAACCTTTGGTAAGGAACTACACTGTGAAGTAAGACATGGTGGAATGGTTTGGGTAACACTAGACCCTAATCCAACACAGAGTGTTGAAGAGTGGACTGCTGGTGCATTTGATTGTATTGCAGAAGCAATCGACACAGAAGAAATGGAAGTCTTTCACTACCATAAGGCAGTGATTGATACAAACTATAAATTGTGGCATGACACAAACAGTGAATTCTATCACGACTTCATGCATTACTTTAACAGAGTAAGTGGATTCAACGATGAATACTTTGCTCGTAAAAACATTCCCTTTGACAACGGACACGTTAATGTAAGTTCATTTACAGTGAACTATGAAGAGTACCAAGGTTTTGAGGACAGGGGTGAACTATCATTCCCTAACTTGCCACCTAATCAATGGTACATGGTTGACCTCTTCCCAGGCTTCAACTTCAATCTTAGGGGTAGTGCGTATCGTTCAGACTCCGTAACACCACTAGGCCCGAACCAAGTTCTTATTGAGTTTCGTGGTTATGGATTGAGGAAGGATACGAAGGAAGAAAGACTCACTAGAATTAAACATCACAATTCTATCTGGGGCCCATTCGGTAGAAACCTACATGAAGATTTGATAGGTGTTGCCGGACAGGGTACGACTATGCGTGAAGGAACAGAAACACGAAACATTCTTCACGGTAGACATGAGAATGGAACTATCCACGATGAAGTGGGTATGCGACATTACTATGGTGCATGGGGTAATATGCTGGGTGTAAATCCAGAACAACCTCTCGCCGCTTAAAAGGAGACTAAAATGAAAAATTGGATTAAAAACAGAATCGCAGAAAGAACATCATGGGATGGTGCAGTATGTATCGGACTAGGATTGATGATTCTATTCATGGCACCACTTGCTAAGATTGCAGCAGGACTTGCAATTGCATGGGGCATCTGGACGATTTGGAAATCTGAGTAGAATTATGAATATGAAATTTAGTATTGGTGTATTAATTGCAATTGTTTTACAGGTATCAGCATTTGTCTGGTGGACTGCACAACAAGCGCAAACAATTTCACAGTTGAATGAAGAAGTATCAGCACTAACTTCTCGTATGGCAGTAGAAGATAACGTAAATCTAAAACGTGACATTGCTGATTTGAAAACAAAGTTAAAGGAGACAGATGAATTTGTATCACAGAATTATACTGATATCACTGACTTGATTGACTTTGCAACATTCACTGAAAACAGATGGGCAAATGAATATGCAAATGACCCATCCTATGAAAGAAAGTTTGGAACTAAGGCACCAATGAAATGATAAAACTATACGGAATTATTATTCTTGTAGCAATCTTGGGTGGTGTAGGTTATGGTGCAAAATACTATTACGACACCACCCAAAACACTATTGCACAACTAAGAGAGAACAACGCTCAGTTGGAAGTTGCAGTACAAACTGCACAAGAGAGTGTAGAAACTCTACAAGGTGATATGGCAAAACTTGCGACTCTAAATAAGGGGTTACAAGAAGATTTACAAAGAGCAGAAGCATACAGTGATGAACTTAGGTCTAAACTAAGTAAACTTGATCTGGTTGTGGAAGCATTAAAAAACGCAAAAATATTAGAAGGAAAAATGAATGGCGCTACAGCGAACTTATGGCGTGACTTCATGGGTGATACCGGCGGTAATGCTGAGCGTCCTCTTCCTAACTGGTTGCAGCAGTCTGAGACCCGAACCGATAATCAAGACAGTAACCAAAGTGGAGAAAGTTCAGATACCAGTGGTAGCACGACCGAAGGCACTTCAACTCAATGACACCAGAGTATTTGTAGTAAACAAAGGCAACTACGATGAGTTTGTCAAAGAGTTTACAGATACTTATGGCGAACTTGCGTTTGTAGCATTGAGCATGAAAGATTACGAAAATCTTGCATTGAACATTGCCGATATCAAACGGTACTTAGAACAACAAAAAGAAATTATCGTCTACTATGAGAAGGCGGTAACGGAAGAACCAAAGGGAGAGACAGATGGATCTGATAATTGATCTAGCAGTAACATGGTGGCAGTTTACCGTAGTTGGTATTCTCATCATTTTAGGTTTCATCATCAATATGTTTGATGAGAAAGAACCAAAGAAAAGAGTGGGGTTTGAATACAAAGATATGCCTCACATGAAACCAATTCCAATCCCAACAAAAGGTAAAGGTTTCTGGAAAGCAATCTGGATGTGGTTGACAGGAAGTCGCCATTGGATTGTTGCAAAGGATTTTGTATTTAAGATGGATGAAGTCGAATATGTTATTCCAAAAGGATTTCAGTTTGACGGAGCATCAATTCCTAAGTTCCTACATACATGGTTGTCGCCGACAGGCGTACTTCTTATGGGTGGACTTGTACATGACTATGCTTACAAGTATGAGACACTTAAAAGAAAGAAGGAAGGAACATGGGGCAAGATGACACAAAAAGAAGCAGATATTATTTTCAGAGACATAAATATAGAAATAAATGGTTTTAAGTTTCTAAACTATCTTGCTTACTGGGCGCTAAGATTAGGTGGGTTCGTTGCATGGAACGGACATCGCAAAGTAAACGCTAAGGTGAAATAATGGTAACTGCAAAGACAATTGAAACGGAAGTTGCACTTCTAAAAAGAGAAGTCGCAGATATGAAACAAATTCATGTGCGACTAGATACTGCTATCGAAAAAATTGCAGATGTTTCATCGTCTTTGCATACCATAATGGCAGTCCATGAAGAAAAACTAATCAGACAGGAAGAAGCATTGGAAGATCAAGAAAAGGAATTTCGTGATACTGTTCAAGAATTACATAGTCGAATCACCTCTAACGCAAAAGAAACACATACAGCGATGGGTGATATGGAACGCCGTCTGACTGATGCCATGAATGAACACAATAAGAAAGAAACAGAGCAATTCCTCAAATTGCGAGAAGAATTACAAACCAGAGTAGGCATACTGGAAAGATGGAGACACATCATCATTGGTGGTGCCATCGTTATAGGATTTATATTACAAAAATTACTACCAAGTATCATATAAATCTATTGACAAGTGAGGTGAAACACTGTATATTATGACATATGAATTACATCGACACAAAGTACATTTCCCTAATCAGTCATAGACTAAGGAACTTCACCAAGAAGGGTGATTACCTGTGGAACTTCTCTTGCCCATTCTGTGGTGACAGTCAGAAGAACCAAAGGAAGGCGAGAGGTTTTGTTTACAGAACAAAGAATGACCTTTTTTACAAATGTCATAACTGTTCTCATGGCACAAACCTATCGAAACTGATTGAATATGTAGATGCTCCTTTACACAAAGAATATGTGTTGGAGAGATACAAAGAAGGTCTTACATCGTCTGGTCAAGGAGATAAGACGCCTGGCGCCGGTATTAAGACACCAAAGTTCGATTTCAAGAAACCTGTATTCAAGAAGTCACTAGGACTACAATCTTTTGCAGAGTTGGATGAAAGTCATCCTGCTGTCAAATTTTTGTTGAAAAGAAACCTTCCTAGAGCAACTTGGAATGATATATATTTCTGTCCTAAATTTTTTGAGTTCAGTAATACGTTTATTGAAAACAAGTTCCCATCATTAGAGGGCGATCATCCTAGAATGATTATACCATTCCGAAACAGGGATGGTGAAGTCTTTGCTTTTCAAGGAAGAGCGTTTGGTAAAGAACCACAGAAGTACATTACGATTATCTTGGATAAAAAACATCCGAAGATTTTTGGTTTGGACAGGGTGGACACTTCTAACGTATTTTACGTTGTGGAAGGCCCCATTGATAGTCTTTTTATTCAGAACGCTATTGCGGTTGCTCAAAGTGATCTGCGACTGCCTGATCACAAAGACAAAGCGGTTCTTGTTCCAGACAACGAACCAAGAAACAAAGAAGTCTGCCGACAAATAGAACGATGTATCAAAGATGGATACAACGTAGTTCTTTGGCCTAAGGGCACAGAAGAAAAAGATATAAATGATATGATTCTGTCTGGAAAATCCTCGGCAGAAATCATGGGTATTATACATAGTAACACCCACAAAGGATTACAAGCACAAACCGTTTTCAATTCTTGGAAACGAACATAGAAACATTAGGAGATACAAAAATGGCATTTGAGAACGTAGTTACATTCCCAAGTGCTGAGGAAGATGGTCTTAACCACCTCGGCATTACTATTGACAGAACCAAAGACAAAGATTTATCAGAACAAGCATACAAACTTCTCAAAGACTATTATTGTAACAAAGACGAAGATTCACCACAACAGGCATACGCTCGTGCCGCAGTTGCATACTCTGGTGGAGATATGGAACTCGCACAAAGAGTTTATGACGCAGTATCCAAAGGTTGGTTTATGTTTGCGTCACCTGTTCTATCTAATGCCCCTCGCCCTGGCGAGAAGGCGAAAGCACTTCCTATTTCGTGCTTTCTAACTTATGTACCAGATTCGCTGGAAGGTCTAATTGACCATTCGGCAGAGTTGCGTTGGTTGTCAGTCAAAGGCGGTGGAGTTGGTGGACATTGGAGTGACATTCGTGCCATCTCTGATAAAGCGCCAGGCCCAATGCCGTTTCTACACACAGTAGATGCAGACATGACAGCGTATCGTCAAGGTAAGACAAGGAAAGGTTCTTACGCCGCATATATGGATGTATCACATCCAGACATCATTGAGTTCTTGAACATGAGAGTACCCACTGGTGATGTGAACCGTAAGAATCTTAACTTGCACCATGCGATTAATATCACAGATGCATTTATGCGTGCTGTGGAGCGGGGAGAGATGTGGGATTTGCGTGATCCTAACGACAAAGATGTTCGTGAATCTATGCCCGCTAGGACGTTATGGCAACAAATTCTGGAAGTAAGATATAGAACAGGTGAACCGTATTTGAATTTTATCGACACCGCTAATCGTGCATTACCTCATACCATGAAGGCAAAAGGTTTGAAGATTCACGGTTCTAACTTGTGTAATGAAATTCATCTACCAACCTCAGATGATAGGACTGCTGTATGTTGTCTTTCATCTTTGAACTTGGAGAAGTATGATGAATGGAAAGAGACTACTTTGGTTCGTGATCTTGTACGTTTCTTGGACAACGTATTACAATTCTTCATTGATAACGCTGGCGATGAAATATCAAGAGCAAGATATTCCGCTACACAGGAACGTAGTTTGGGATTAGGTGCAATGGGTTGGCATTCTCTTTTGCATCAGAAAAGAATTCCTTTTGATTCGTTTGAAGCAAGAGAACTAAATCACAGAGTGTTCAAATACATCAAACAGGAAGCAGTAAAAGAATCTAACAGTATGGGATTTGAAAGAGGAGAAGCGCCTGATATGCAAGGTACAGGTAGACGCAATGCACATCTACTTGCAATTGCTCCTAACGCAAACTCTTCTATTATTTGTGGTACATCACCATCAATTGAACCGTCAAAGGCGAATGCATATACACACAGAACTCGTGCTGGTTCACATTTGGTGAAGAATAAATACTTAGAACAAGAACTCAAAAAGGTAAAGAAGAACACTAACGATGTTTGGTCAAGTATTATCACTAATGGCGGATCAGTCCAACACCTCGACTTCCTATCGCAGAAAGTCAAAGATGTTTTCAAAACAGCGATTGAGTTGGATCAACTTGTTCTCGTGGAACAAGGCGCCGACAGACAAGAATATCTCTGTCAAGGACAATCACTAAATCTATTTTTCCCTGCTGGTGCAGACAAGAAAGATTTACATAGGGCACACTTTGCTGCGTGGAAACTCGGCACAAAGGGATTGTATTACCTCAGAACAGAAACTTCACAACGTGCAGAAAATGTATCACTGAAAGTTGCTCGTGATGCATTGAAAGATTTTGAAACTCAAGCAATGACGCAAGATGAATGTGTTGCGTGTCAAGGATAAGGAAATGCGTAGATTAAGAAAACTCGTAGAGAATGCTCTAATTGATACACAAGAGAATTATATCAATACTCGTAAAGAACAACTAAGAGAAGAAGCACTAAAATGCCATGATGAGATGGACGCAGCATGGTACAATCGTATTATTCAAGAGTTGGATTGGGTTCAACAGATGAAATCAAAACCAACACACAACTGCTTTATGCAGGCAACAAGTCCAGAAGAACAGAAAATATATAACGTAAGAAAAGGAATGGTAAAAGAATGAAGGTAGAAATTTATAGTAAGTCACACTGCCCATTTTGTGAAAAGGCAAAACATTGGTTTGATTCACATGGGTATGAGTACACAGAAATTAGAATGGACAACGAAGAGGAAAGACTTGCTTTCTATCAGAGAGTTCCTAACGCAAAATCTGTTCCACAAATTTTCATTGACGATAAGTTGATTGGAAGTTGGGATCAGTTTAACGCAATCTCAGACCAGTTTGTAAAGAAAAAAGGTGGTGGGTTGATGGAGTTCTCAGAAACCTATAAACCTTTTCACTATCCTTGGGCAGTTGAAATCACAACAAGACATGAGAAGGTTCACTGGATTGAAGATGAACTTGACTTGTCAGAGGACGTTGCTGATTGGAAGTCTGGTAAAGTCAGTGCAATTGAAAAAGAATATATCACAAACATTCTTAGACTGTTCACACAGTCAGATGTTGCAGTAGGACAAAACTATTATGACCAGTTCATCCCAAAGTTTAAGAATAACGAAGTACGAAATATGCTTGGTTCATTTGCAACTCGTGAAGGTATTCACCAACGTGCATATGCACTTCTTAACGAGACACTTGGGTTATCTGATGCCGAATATCATGCCTTCCTAGAATATACAGAGATGGCAGATAAGATTGAATTTATGATGGATAGTGATCCTAACACAGTTCGTGGACTAGGACTATCACTTGCAAAATCTGTATTCAATGAGGGTGTTGCCCTCTTTGCATCATTCGTGATGCTTCTCAACTTCCAGCGTTTCGGTAAGATGAAGGGAATGGGTAAAGTCGTTGAGTGGAGTATTCGTGACGAATCAATCCACGTTGAAGGTGTATCCAAACTTTTCAAAGCATACTGTGCCGAACATCCACGAATTGTGGACGATGAGTTCAAAGGACTTATCTATGAAATGGCAAGACAGTCAGTCAAACTGGAAGATAACTTTGTAGACTTGGCGTATAAACTAGGAGATATCGAAGGACTAGATAGTAAAGAAGTCAAAGAATATATTCGATATATAACAGACAGACGCCTTCTTCAATTAGGATTGAAGGGTAATTACAAAGTAAAAGATAATCCACTGCCTTGGTTGGAGTGGGTGCTGAATGGCGCAGACCATACAAACTTCTTTGAGAATCGTGTAACCGAATATGAGGTTGCTGGTTTAAGTGGTAAGTGGGATGATGTCTACGAAGCAGCATAGAGAGGCATATGAACAAAAAAGAAATACTGTGTGAGGAGTGTGACGCTGTTTTCAAAATACAGCATAACATGGATGAACATTTCTATTCTATCAAGTACTGCCCATTCTGTTCTGGCGAACTAAATAGTGAGAACGAGGATGAGATTGAGGACTATGATGAAGATGAATGGTAATGTGGACACACAATGGAAAAATAGTAGACGAACTTCCCGCTGATTGTGAGGGGTTCGTTTACGAGATAACTAACCTCACCAATGGACGAAAGTATATTGGTAAGAAGTTAGCAAGATTCAAGGTTACTAAACCGCCTCTCAAAGGTAAGAAAAACAAAAGACGCTCAACAAAAGAAAGTGACTGGCGAACCTATTGGGGATCGTCAGAACATTTGCTTGCCGATGTAGAAAAACTTGGTGAGGACAACTTCACACGAGAAATTCTACACTACTGTCAGAGTAGAGGAATGTTGAGTTACCTAGAAGCAAAAGAACAATTCGACAGAGAGGTTCTTCTCTCTGATGATTACTACAATGGAATTATAAACGTAAGAGTTGGTTCATCAAAAGTGCTACAGGAACACCTGTGCGATTTTGTCACAACACCTATTCCAAAATAACTTCAATAAATACGTCAATACAACTGTCCTAGTTGTATAAATATCTGCGAAACCCCCCAAAGGAGTTGTACAATGTGGCCTTATACAGATGAGGAGAGTGACTTTTTGAGCTCGCCCCAACCAAACAGACCGAACTAACTTAGGGATGCTTTGCATCCCTTTTGTAATTTTAACAGGAAGAAATATTATGTCAAAATGGATTGCAAAATTGTTTCAAACAAAACCAAATGCTAACGATATTGTTCGTTTTATTAGAACGGAGTATCGAAGCGATACCGAACATCTCAGAGATGAAGATGTACTACACTACTATGATCATATAATGAATGCTAAAAGGAGAACCTAATGTCGATCGGACTAGTACTTACACACACATATAGACAAACTTGTGAAATCTGTGATTGGATTTCAAAAATTGCATCAATCGCTTTGCTTTCATGCATCGCATTTACTGAAAGTGCCGGAAGAGCAAGAGCAGCATCAGAACTTTCAAGAATGGGATATTACAAAGAAGCGAAAGCACTGATGTTGGACGATAAGAAAGATGATTAAATCATTTTTCAAATGGTGGAATACCAGAGATATTCGAGCAATCGAAAACTATCTTGCTGCTTCAACTGACTTGGTTGAACTAGAACGTAGACAACAGATGTTGGCACGAAAAGGAATATATT